TGTGTTGGTATGGAGAAAATTGTTGAGGCTGTGATTGATCCAGAGGTTGCGAGTATTATTAAGATGATTAAGAAGAATATGAGTAAGAATATTGATGTTGAGAGTTATAGGGGGTAGGTGATATGGAAAACGAAATTACAATAATCAAAACTCAATCAATGGGACCAACAGTTTCAGGTAAAATTCAAGGTGTAGCATGTGTTAAATGTGGTGACGTAATTACACGACATTGGTGTGAATATGAAGATTGTTCGAAATGTCCTTATGATAGGGTGAATTGATATGTATGAAGATAGATATAATAACTTATTAGAAAAATTGGTTGAATTATCAAAATGTTGGAATGAAACAGAAAAGATAAATGGAGATGAAACACTTGGAGATTGTGCAATTGATTTAAATGAAATTATTGAAAGTGAATCTGAACAAATGTAATTATTAAATGATTAAGAAAAAATTACATAGCCTAACTTTCCCTTTATTACCACTTGAAATACAATTAGAAATGAAAACCTTTCTAACTGATTTCATTTCAGGTATTCCAGAGAAAAACATAAAAGAATCGGTTTCAGAGTTCGCCACGAATGACAGATCCATTGGTGATGGACTCACAGCAAACTTTGGACCTTTCTCATGGTACATAACACCTTTCAATCGTGAGATTGCAGATTGTCTCAGTGATTCGTCACAAGTATTGGAAGTCTATGTAATTAAACCCACTCAGGTTGGTTTCACAGTATCAGTCACAGAAAACCACATAGGATATTGCATCAAGCATGGTATAGGCCCCGGGATCTATGTCGGTGGCGATCAAGCCATGGCAGAAGAACAAATGGTATTGAGAATTGATGATATGATCTATGAATCAGGATTGACTGAAAAAATCCGTGAAAATATCACAAAAACCAAAGGACATGGAACTGGTGACACCGCAAATCGAAAATCATACGGTGGAACGTTTTTCCGTGTGACCGGTCCTAACTCAGAAAGTAAAGCAGCTTCTTTCCCTGCTCGATGGGTTCATTTAGATGAAATGGATAAGTATCCGGTAAGGTTGGTGAAAAACGGTGTTGATTCTGGTGACATCGTTATGAAGTTCAGAAGAAGACAAGATTCATTTGGAAAGATGAAAAAGACTCTCGGGGGATCCACTCCAAAGGATCAGAGTATTTCACGTATTGAACCATTAGTTGAAGAGGGAGACAAGAGATATTACCATGTCCAGTGCTTGAATAAGAAATGTGGAAAACATCACCCTTTAACCTGGCAGAATTTCAAATGGGATAAAAAAGAAGATGGTTCACCAGATCTACAATTCAAAATGATCGATGGTGAAGAAAAAATTGTAAAAGATCCAACATACCATGAGTGTCCATGGTGCGGTTATAAATTAAGACAAAAACATAAATATGATGTTCTGCAGGAAAAAGGATATGGCGGTACTGCATTTTGGCAAGCATCAAAGAACGCTGCAAGACCTTTTGTGAGATCCTATGTCTTAAATGGTTTATATGGTTTTCGTGATTGGACTGAAATAATGACAGAGTGGTTAAGGGTATGTGATGATCCATTTTTATTACCTGATTTTATAAATGATGTATTAGGTGAAACCACAAAAGAATCTCATGAAAAACCAGATGAACACGAATTACTGCAATTGTCACAACAATTCGAACATTGGAAAAGGGGCCAGGTAAAGAAAGAGGTTATATTCTTGACCATCGGGGTAGATATTCAGAAGGACCGTATTGAGGCCGGTCTTATGGGTTGGGGTCATCATAAACAGGCCTACATGGTTGATTACTGGGTTTTTGAGGGTGATCCGTCTCAGGTCGAGGATGAATCTTGGAAAGCATTGAGCGATAAGATATTACAGAAATATAAGCGTGAGGATGGTGTTGAGTTACCGGTGCAGATTGCTTTTATTGATAGACAGTATTTGAGTGAAACTGTTGATATGTTTTGTGAGGGATTTCCTTATGAGCCTAGCGATATTGCAGGGGTTTATCCTGTTATTTCCAGGGATAGTCAAGACAAGGCAGTAAAACATGCAAAATCAGATATTAAGACGCCTATTGTGCAGATCCACGATCAGCTCTTCAAACGATCTATATACAATATTTTGAAAAAACGACCTAATGGTCCAAATTCATTTCCATCGTACTATTTCCACTTTTCTGAAGAATATCCATCTGTTTTTTATAATCAGCTAACATCTGAAGAAATCGTACCTGTAAAAGTCAGAGGGGTAGTGAAAGGTTACAATATTTTGAACACTAAGCAAAAAAGAAATGAGGTTTTAGATGTGGTTAAGTATTGCACAGCTGCTTTTCAATACGCAATGGATAAGTATTTTAATATACTGAACGAACATAGAAGATTGCACAAATTACCAGAGATTCAAGAAAGCGCATCGGCCTTCATGGACTTCATGTCTCAGATTTAAGCGATTCTGGTAACAAGTGCATTATATTGTGTTTTTTGATTAGATCATAGTCAATTTTGTTGTGCTTTATATTGTTTTCTTTAGCCGGCAATAGTCTTAAATTATCAGGGTTCCAACATTTTTTTATGTCTTCGTGGTCGTTGAAATTGTATGCCGATACAGGAATAATATGATCTATTTGAATATCTTCACCATCGCAGAAATTATTCCAATAGTCTGATTTAGTTAAGTGCTCTATATGCCTATTTATATCTACATATATATCTTTAAATATAATTATTTCATCACTTGAGTAGTTTCTTTTTATTGTCCGGTAGAAAGAGCTTTGCAGTTGTATTTTTAGCTTATATTTAAGATCACTAGTTTTCCTTTGTTTTATATTATTTCTTATGGTCTCATGGTTTTTGTAATAATAATTTAGGTTTTTCTCTCTTATTGATTCAATATTTGCATCTCTATACTTTTCACAAGATTCTTTTCTTTTTTCAGGATGTTCTTCTCTATATTTTTTAGAACGTGTCCTACTTTTTGCATTTCTTTCTTCTCTATTGTTTTTATGAAATAATCTGTCTTTTTCTCTAATAGATTCTCTATTTTTTTCTCGGTATATTTTTTTTGTAGCAAGATTATTCTCTCTATTTTCAATCCATTTAGCTTTCCCGTGGTCACTAATGCATTTTTTACATTGGTTCCTGCCCTTACTGAATTCTGATAATTTTTTTTCATCACCACACTTACTACATGGTTTAGCTATTTCCATTCTCACCACCATCTACATAATTTTTTAATATTAATTTTATCAATTCCTCTAAGGTTGTTTTTTTCCGGATAGCAAGAATTTTTAATTTTCCATGAAGATCTTCATCAAGTTCTCTAATTCTAAATGTTGGCATTTGTAGCTCCCTATGTTTTATTTATTCCATGTAAAACATAACTCATAAATATGTCAACATATAAAAACATTTTTCCAAAAAAAAAGAGAGCTACATGACGTAACTCTCTGAAAAAATAAAAAAAATGAACAAAATGGTAAATTTTTTAGACTTTTACATGTTAAATCAATGTTATGTGTATGGTCAACCTATATTTATACTTGACTAATATTATGTCGTATTATATTTTGATAGTGTTAACTCTCGATTAAAGGTATATTTAATGTCAAAAACAATTAACCCTGCTTATTTTGCTGCGTATTTCACAGCCGAAGAAATCAAAGCAAAAATTGATTCTATACTTGAAAATATAGCAATCGCAGAGGCATCCGTAAAAGATTCCTTCTCAGACACCCAGGCACAACAGCAAATTCAAAGACAAAAACTAGATGCTCTTTATGCTTCACTGGAATTATGGATTGAAGCAGGATTGAAACAAGCTGACGATCCTTCAGTGTATGCAACAATCATAGCAGCACGATATACAGGTCGTCGGGCTTTACCATCTATCACAGGAATAACAATATAATGGGTATACCTTTTTACACAAAAATGATGGCTGAAAGATCAAATAGAATTCAGGCCCAAACAGATTTGATCAATCAACAAGCTGCATCATTTAGAAAATCAATCGAATTGAAAGACAAAGCCATGGAAGCTGTAATGGAAATGGCAAAGCCTCAAATGTCATTGAATCAAGAGCTTTATGGTTCCGGTGGTGGTTCAGTAGACATTTTCAACAAAAACATAAGTACATCAAGAAGATTGACACGAATAGCCTACTGGTCAAGTCCTGATGCACAAGCTATGTTAGGACGTTTTGGTGATTTAGTTATCGGGCCAAAACTTGATTTGCAATCCTCACCTCTATTCGACCTCATTGACGGAGCACCAGAAAGTAAAGATGAGCGTGAAAAAATAAGAAACCTAATTGAAAAACGATATAAATTATGGTCAAGTTCAATTGACTCAGATTATGAAAAAGATTTGAACCATTACAAGAGATCAAGGCAAGATTTCCTCACTTTGCTTCTCGATGGTGAATATTTTGATTTACTCAGATATTCAAACACCAGAAAAAGAAACCCTCTAACAGTTCAGAGAATACCAGCCGAAAACATTCAAAAAACTACATCAAGAGTTGCTGATGGTAATACTGAAGTCAATGGCATCGAGTACAACAGAAAAGGTGCTGCAGTTGCCTATCATATCATGGGTGCTAATGGTAATTCAACCAGAGTTTCACGTTTTGGAGAGAGAAACGGCCTTGTCAATGTAATTCACAATAAAATCGGTGGCGGTCGTCGGGGTGTTGGTATTCTTGCAGGGATCATTGAAGAAATAAAGAAACTTGCAGACTTTACAGCCTTAGAAATTCAAGCAGCTGTTATCAATTCAATGTTTGCAGTTGTTCTCGAGACTGATGTTATGGGGGATCCAAAAGCATTAGTCAATAAAGATGGTATTGGTGGCATTGGTCAAAATCTTGAATATCCAAAAGCAGCAAATGATTCTAATTTTGAAGCCCAACTTCAAAAAACTAATTTTGATACTGGTGGATTTATTGTCGATGGTCTTGGCAACGGTCAAAAGCTAAAATCATTCGATACAAAACGACCTACAGCAAATTTTGAGCAATTTTACAAGACAGTACTTAGAGGATTGTTTTCAGCTAAAGGAATGCACCTTGGTTCAGCTCAATATGATATGAATGGCAGTTATTCTGCAGCTCGTGGTGAATTACTTGTTTTCTGGAATAGAATAATGACATTACGCTTTGATCATGGCAATGATTATGAATCAGTTATATATCAATCATGGTTGTGGGGAGAAAATGCAAGAGGAAAGTTGGATCTTGTTGGTTTTGATGATTTTGAAACTAGACAAGCATGGTCAAATGCATTGTGGATTGGTCCTTCAAAACCGGATATTGATCCAAAACGATCTGTTGATGCTCATGTAATTGAAGATGAAAAAGGCTATAAAACTTCAACTCATATAACTGCTGAAAGAGGTGGTGGAGATTGGAGCGAGAATATAGATAGAAAAAGAGTAGAAAATTCAACCAGGGCTGAAGTGAATAAGCCTGAAATTGAATTGAATAATACATCATATAGTAATAGTGATAATAAAACAGTATCAAAATCAATAACAGTTGATGAGGGAGAATAATTATGGCTTTAACATATCCACAATTAAATGAAGGTGAATGGAATCTAATAGTATCTAATGTTGTTACAGGATATTTAACTCAGTTGAAATCATCGTATAGATATTTTGTAACTCATGTTAAATCGGGGGCAACAGCACCACTTGCAGCACAAAAAAAAATTTCTCCTGCTTTATTTGAGGATGGAAATCAAGATGAAATAGAATCAAATCAGTCTATTGATATTTATGTATGGCCTGAAAACTCAGAGACTAAGACCGATGATCAAAATATTGAAAACGCTATAGAGGTAAGTTCATGAAAATAGGAAATGGTAAATATGGCGTTCCTGGGGCCGGATCTGATGCTATAAGTAAATTTGGTGAAAATTCAGATATTGATACAGCTGATGCCCCTGTAGAAGTTTGGTCCCATGGTGCGAATGGAACAAGATTCCCATTTATAGACACTGGAATACCGATGGATATCAAATCAAGTAGCGCAGATGACACATTACTTGGAATAGGTGGCCAACAGGCAACATTGACTTTTTACAGAACCGATAACACAAAAGTAGTAAAAACAGTTGATTTAGATGGTATAACACAAGTTGAAATTGATGATGATGTAAAAATATGTACTAGAATACAGATTAAATCAGGAACAAACAAAACAAATGTTGGTGAAATAAATATTGTAGATAGAGCAACCGGTTTAGTTGTTTATCAGTCTGTTGAAATTGGCGAAGGTCAAACTTTATCCGCAATACAAATATGTGAAAAAGACAAAAAAGGTAAAATAAAATTTCACTATACAACTTTTTCAAGGGCAAGTGCTGCATTTGGAAGTGCTCAAATGAGATTGAGATTAAGAGCAGTTGACGGATCAATTTTAACAAAATACAATACAACAATATCAGCAAATCATCCCAGAGACGAAAGAACATATGGTGATGGTTTCGGATTAGATATTGTAGAAGGTGAAATATTTTTTTGGGAATGTACTAGCGTTTCCGCAAATGACACTCCAATTGAAGCTGGTTTTGATTTAATGATTGAGGATGTGTAATCATGAAAATCGGCAATGGTAAAATTGGAGCTAATAAAAAAGGCAAAATTGATGTTTTTGTTAATGATCAAACTAATCCTTTGTTTCAAAATTTTTTAATGAATGAATTGAAAGATGATATAACGCTCACAAGTCCAGCATTGAAAAATGCTGAAGTAGTAAGTGTTTCTACTGGGCATGGGTTCACTGTTGCTGATGGTGAATACATTACAATTTATGAAAATAATAGATGGGTGCAAAGTAGGGTTGTTTCGGTTGATGGTGATGATATTGGACTAGATGAGCCACTAGCATTTGAAATTTCTACCGATGCAATCGTAATCAGAGGCAATAATTTATTAAATGTTGATGGATCAACCGATGAAGTTGAATTTTCATTTATGTTGAGAAGTTTTACAATACCTATTGATATTAGCAAAATAATAATTTTGGCTATTCATCCGGCAGAGGGAGATTACACAAAATTCACAGGTATAACAGAACTACCCAATGGCATATGGTTTAGAAAAGAAAATGGAGTTGATTTTAACCTTGGAAATTATAAAAATAATCAGGATTTCAGATTAAAAGGTGCAACAGTTGATTTTCCAGACAAAGCACCTGCAGGAGCATTTGCAACTGAGATAGTTTTTGATATGGTTGACATTTTTGGTCAAGTTATGAGGTTTTATCCTGAAGACGATGACACATTTAAGGGTACAGTAAGAGACGCACTCCAAACAATAACCAGTTTACAGGTTGCTTTAATTGGAAGTTACACAGACGAATCTTAAAATATTTTTTTACGTAAAAGAAGGATGAAATGAAATGTCGGATATCAAAGTGCAAGATTTATATAAAATTATTGTCGGCCTCGTGGCTTTTATCGTCGGTAGCTGGACTTTGTTTGGTTGGGGTGTTAAGCGTTGGATTATGGCCACAGATGACAAAATCAAAGAGCTTTATGGTAGTCGCAATAATGCAGATATTGCAATAGCAGAAAGAAAAGTATTATGTGAAGAGAGGCATAAAAAAAAATGACAACTAAAAAAGAAAAGCAAATAAAAAAGCAAGAGAAAGAGCTTGAAAGAAAACTAAAAAGACAAGAGAAAGATAAGCGAAGCAAAGAGAGACTTGAAGCATTTAAGTCAATAGGGAATATTGGAGAGGCAGGTGCATTTGTTTTAGTTTATGGTAAAAATGTTGTCTTGCTTTTGGTAATGTTTATTTTAGGATATGTTTTTAGACATTATGAATTGTTTTCAGCTATCTTTAAAAAGTTTGGTTTAATATCTGAAGTTACAAAGGTGATAAAATGAAAAAAATAATATCATTTATAAGAATTAATAGAGAAAGAATATTAGCATCTTTGGCATTATTGTTTATAATGATTTTGATTATATCAATGACAGCTTTATTCTCTGGATGCGATAATAAAAAAACTGAAGGATTAGAAAATATTCCAGTAGGTGTTTTTCCAATTGAGTGTCAGATATATTATTACACTGTTGATGCTGTAAAAAATAATGATGGATCAGGTCTTGGAAAAAACAAACAGGCTGAAAAGAATTTTACAGTTGCAGCTTTTTGGACTACACCTTGTTTAAATGCTATAAAAAATTTACGAGCAAATGAAAAACAAAAATTAAAAGATATTATAAATAATTTAAAAACAGAAAATAAAGAATTAAAAATGAAACTTAAGTTTTTA